CATTTTGAAGTTTTATGGGGGTTTCGGGGGAGAAACACCACCGCGGACGCTTAATTCTAATCTTTTTGAATACCTTTTTAATCGCCCTTCCAGTCTTTTTAGCCGATTTACCAATCGCCCTTCCAGTCTTTTTAGCCGATTTACCAATCGCTTTTCCTGCCTTATTGAGCCCCTTTCCTATCGCTTTGCCAGCATTCCCCACAGCCTTGAATGGGTTCAAGCCTGAGATGAGCGCACCAAAAAATGCAGCTACTCTCGTCCAAAAGAAAAATGCTATAACAGCTGGACTACTCACGGATGACGAACAACTCGACATCATACTAGACATCATCATGATAGGTAACATGTTAGCAGCCATGATTTCCTAATACTATAATGTACTGAGAAAAAAAGTACTTAAACATATTGGACGTCTTCACTCCATGTATGAAATCTATACGGATGGGAGCTGCCTAGGAAATCCCGGACGAGGTGGGTGGGCTGCTATAAGCGAAGATTTCAAAATATGTGGGGCGCAACCTAATACGACAAACAATGTGATGGAAATGACCGCGATCGTGAAAGCACTCGAACAGTGTCTACACGCGGATAAAACCCATGTGCGTATAATCACGGATAGTAATTACGTGAAGAATGGAATTACTTCATGGATACACAACTGGAAGAAAAACGGTTGGAAAACTTCCAGTGGTGGAGATGTTAAAAATAAGGAACTATGGATTGAAATGGATACTCTACGTCTGAAGATAAATATGATTGAATGGAAGTGGGTGAAGGCACATAATGGACACCCCAAAAATGAACAGGTTGACCAGTTAGCTAGAGAGTGTGCAAATAAATTATCAGTATAAGTAATGACTAACCATGATTGCGAATGGTGTGAAAAACAGGAAAAACTACTCGTAAAGTGGGCGGAAAAGGCTGCCGGATACCGGTGGCTACACAACCACTCGCGCCTGTATTACAAAAACCAGAACGATTGGCTCGCGTACCCAAGTATAGTGATCGCGAGTATCACAGGTGTCGGTGGTTTCGCTGTTCTGAATCCGAGTGGAAATGAAGATGTTTCAATTGATACGAAAACAAAATCATGATCATTCAGTATTTTTTCGCATTTCTAAATGTACTCGGTGGTATTCTTTCGTCTATCAGTAAATTCAGTCAAAGTCTTCCACTATCTGAAGCACATTCACTCATGTGCGTTAAGTGGTCAAAGTTTTACAGAAGTGTTGACATGGAGCTATCTTTGGATGTGAAACATAGGGAAAATGTTGTCGAATTTATCATGAAATCTCGTGAAGAATATGACAAACTCTTGACTGAAGCACCTGATATACCCGCCATTTCCATACAGGCATTCCTTATACAATTTCCTGATAAAGAAAACAAACCGGATGTGTGTAATGGTTTGTCAATCGTTGTTAATGATGATACTGCATCTATAGGCTCCTCGCGTGCGGTGACAAGATGGCTTGGGGCTTTCAAAAACGTCAGGCGTAAAAGTGATGAGTTAGATCGAATAGATTCTATATAAAAATATCATATGAATATAAATGCAGCGTTTACCTATCGTCTTCCTCATCACTTTCGTGTTCGGGATTCTCTACTCCATTCTTGATCGCATGAGCAACAAGAGCTTTGGGTTCAAATCTCCCCTCGACCCCTTCTACTTCTCGTTCACCACGATGAGTACTGTGGGCTACGGTGACTATGGTCCCAAGACGGATATGGCTAAGATGTTGGTCATGGTCCAACAGAGTATTCTCATCGGTGAAGTGATCAGCCTCTTGGGTCTCGAGGCGAACGCGAGCCTCTCGAACCGTTTGGCGCAGATGACCACCTAAACTGTACACGATTTATCAGCAGTGAATGCATAAAAAGCAGTTATACCCATTGTTGAACCAACCAATATATTTTTATACCCAGGTAAAATACCATCGCTAACACAAGTAGACACAATAGGTATATGTATACGAATTGTGTGTATTCTACGAGCGCTCGAGAATATCTGGATAGACCCGGTGAACCCGGGTATGATACAAAAGGTGCATCCGAAACTTTCCGTGCATCTATTGGTTTTAAGTTGTGAAAAATTACATTATTTTCATCAACGCGTACATAGTCATGACTTCTACATAATGTGTTAAAGTTCGCTTGGTCATCTTTACATTTTATGTTTTCTTCCGATTTCAAAAAGTCTCGGAGTTCTTTTGCGTATCCCATGTACATCCCGGCGTTGGCGGTTCCACTTCCTTTACACGTACCGAAAATGAGGTTTGTGATAAACTTACCACTTATGTTGGGGTCACTGGAAAGTAGAATTTTACAGTTAAACTGCTTGAAAAGTTCTATGAGTTTTTCTGGTTTTTTGTTAATCTTTGTATCAAATCCATCGAGAAAGATAACTATGTCTGTATCATTCTTGGTTTCGAGGTATTTTAAAACACCATTCGTTTTATCAGAAAAGCCATTCCATTTTGTACCCCACCCCAAGACCTTGACTGGTACCCCAAACTTATTATTTACAAGTTCCTCAAACATACCCTGAGATTTATTTGCGTATGTTATGATCTCGAAAGACATTATTCTATACATTATAGAAACATCTTTCTTCGCCAGTGAATTTACACAATCACATGTCTCGAGGATTATCTCGATATAGTATAGGGGTATGTTTAGAGAGTTGTACAAAGATGCTAAATTCATAGGTGCGCACATATCCCCACCGAATCATGTAACTATCGTGATGGAAGACGGTGTGGAATATCATACATTAGAACATATACAGTTTAATTCCGAAGTCAGTATCGACAAACACGGGAAACAACTTAAAGGTACTGAACAAGAGAAAGATAACATACGAGAACTCTTCATCGAACCCGATGTTAAGATAAGTGGTAGATTCACAACAACGATGTACGATTTTTGATCCCATAGCTCAGTTGGTTAGAGCGTGGTGCTTATACGATGTTATACATGTGTGGGGTCACACCCATATGAGGCACGCCAAGGTCACGGGTTCGAGACCCGTTGGGATCATTTTTATAAGTATTTTTGTGTGTACTTATAAAAATGACACGATCTATAAAGATTAGTCTATCCGATTTAACAAACCCAAAAGATTTAGATTTACATTTTAGAAGAGCTTGGTTATTTAACGAACGAGTTCGTCTCGTGATGGATACGACTGAATGTAAACAATTGTCGTTGAATCGAATTCTTTCGATGAAGGGTGTCCTAGATCGGCACAGACCACAATCTAAAAAATATATCGACCATACAGTCGTCCTAGTGAGATCGAGGTTGGCGCAGTTTATTTTACGCGCGGGGCTAACTATCATTCGACCTGAGAGACCTGTGTTCATTCACAGGGTTTAGTAACCGTGTTTGAGTTTATTTATGCTCACATCTGAGTGTACCTTCGAGAAGAAACTCCTTCGCCCATGATCACTGTGTCCTATGATACTCGTATGTGATCGATCGATGTGCATGTACCTTCTAAAATCCTTGTAATATATACGAGCACCCCTAGAGATGAGATCCTCATGTTTCATATCTACATGATTATCCATAGGTAAAAAGAATCGCTTGTACCACCTCATGTTATGAACATTTATGAGGTAACACTTGGTACTTGAAATCCATTTCACCTTTTCCAATGTTCCTTCTTTTTTTCTGGAAGTCTCGACAAACAATGGAAAAAACACATCTCGAGGTCATCACCCTTTTCGTCAATCACGGATTGTATTTCATCGTATATTTTATTCGAATCAATGACTACGTTGTCTTCAAAAAATGACGGCGTATTTTAATCCCTGATCGAAACATCTCTTGTAGAATTCCATGTGTCCCATGAAACACCCAATTGCCCCCCAAATTAAAAATATGTTATGTCGGGTCTTCTTACTGTTGGGTCTTCATGCATCTCCACAGCCTTTTCGTAATAATCTTGATCAACCAAATCCTGAAATTCTATGGCTGTTTGTGGACTTCTCGTATCCTTTCCATAAATAACTTCAAGTGGAATCTTTTTATCGAGTGACCGAATGAATTGTTCACTCCTCGATGGTTGATTTTTCATAGCCAATAAAAAACATTTAAAATCGTAATTTGCAAATTTTTCACGTTCGGTGCGTATGAGTAATAATATTGCGACAATTAACAAAATTACGAAAACAATCATATCTACTTAAACATTAGAAAATAGTATCATGTAATGGAAAGGGTTATCAATAGTATTGGTCTGACAAGTTCTATACTCATCGCAGTCATGTTTGTTCCACAAGTCATTCACGTGTATAAGACAAAAGACACTGCAGCTATAAATTACACTTTCCTGGGACTCAATATGGTGGCAAGTTCCCTAGGTCTCGTGTATTCTATTTATTTTAATATTGTTCCTATGATCGTGGCGAACATGAGTGCCGGATTGTTTTCCCTAACTCTCACGGGAATGAAATTCATCAACGATCGGTCTAAAAGTGTCGATGAATCTTCAGTCTAAAAGGGCTTAAAGAATAGATGGGTACTATTGATATAAGAAGGGGCTCCCATGGTCTAGTGGTCATGACTAAGGTTTCTGATACCTTCAGCCCAAGTTCGATTCTTGGTGGGAGCTCGTATATCACGCCTCTCTTAATTCAGTGGTAGAATGATCCGTTGTAATTGCAATTATCTTTCATCGTAATTGATGATAAAACCGGATTTGTCGCGTGTTCGATTCACGCAGAGAGGACCCCAGCGCCGTATATCAATAGCGCAGTTTTAGTTTGTAATTTTTACAGACTAAGCTTCTATCGTCTAGTGGTTAAGACTTCGAGCTGTTAACTCGAGTACCGTGGTTCAATTCCACGTAGAAGCGTTTTTAGAATGAGTTTTCCTCATTCTAAAATCGTCTCTTTTTCTCTAAACTTGGTAAGTACTTCTTGAGCCTCTTCTTCTGTTTTGTATAGTCCTAAATATACATTTTTACCATCTATACGCGGTAAAACCTGCCATCTACCACTACCTTTACCATTTCCAACCCTCTTAGACGGAGGTATCCTGAAAAGGATGAAGAGTAAAAAATAACTTAAAAGCGCAACCCTTATTAATGGTAATGACCACCATCACCAATTTATTGATTACACCAGTCGTATCTCTAAAGAGGAGATTTGGGCATCGTATGGCGTCATCTACTTTAGATACCCCACCACCCCCCACCAGTGTAAAATCTGAGATGCTTTTTGGTCCATATTCATGGAAAGCTACAGTTGAAGCTTTAGATAAAGACGGTGTCATTGACCGAACGTTTATCGGATACAGTCAAAATATGAATATAACAGATAGAACCCGGGTTGCGTGTGATCGTTACAAGCTACCCGGAACTATGTGTGGGGAGGTGGAGATGGTGATGAAGGGTGGTGAATGTGATGAGATTATTTTTATTAAACCGAAGGATGGTATATTGAGACCTATTTTATAGGTACCACCCTTTTAAACTTATTTCACTCTCTTCACACCATGGGTACATATCCTCAATATGGGTACCTATGAAATTTACAGCAGTCATACCAGATTCTATACACTCATCACATATGGATTTATTATCATCTATGATGATACCGATGTTTAGGGCTCGACAAATATCAACTTTCTTAACTTCATTGGGTGTGTAACTATTCGTGAGAATAACATCATCGAAAATACCTGGGAAGAAATAGTCAATCCACAACTCTGTATCTTCCCTCACAATATCTTGACGACCCGTGACAATGTACATCTTTTCTGCATTGCGACGGATTATCTGCATAGCTTTTTGCGACCCCCTGATCGGTTTAAGAACTTGGAAGTGTCCAGACTTATAAAATTCTTTAACCATTTTTTTGAGATTCTTCTTCTGTGACATTAAAAATGTCCCGATAGACGTAACTATACTTTGGTTTGTCGGTTTTCTGTATACCAGATTTCTGTTTGTGATACCTCGCCATGGGACTGAGAAATGGGACAAGGACTTCATCGATATCGATCGCGATTCTATTCATTACTTTATCGTATTATTATTCATAATCTCTAACTACTACACCAACGGGAAAACGGGGGACACCTAGAGCGGTGAGATTCTGAAAACGAACCGTCAACTGTTTCCCAATGTACTTATCCTTCTCTTCAAGGAATTTCCTACGTACTTCGAGGGTGCCTTCGGGTCTCGCAGAAAAGTGCTGTTCTCCCACTTTACAAACCCATATCACGGTACCCTTCTCCCGACCAGTACCCTCCTTGGCATCGACAATCTCATACTCTTCGGTCTGGAAATCCTTGTGCTTGAGGAGATAGTTGCTTCTTTTTCCAATTTCATACACACTCGAAGCATCTCGAATCATAACACCCTCATGACCTTGTTGCACAAACATATCATGATATCTCTGAACACCATCCTTCGAATTCACGAGAAACGTGTCGATTGAAATTCTCTCTTTTCGTTCTTCGAAAGTTAGATTCGGTCGGTTCAGATCAAAGTAATCAAACACATGAAACTCAAGATCTTTTGGGTTTGTTTTGAATAGACTCGTAATTTCTTCAAATGTTTTGTTGGGGGCATAACATTCACCATCAAGGTATTCTCCATCCTTGAGACCTCTGGCTAGGTGTTCTACACCTATCACAGGCTTCCCAGTTCGAGAAAGGCATTTTTTATTAGACACAAGTAAGCGAACTCCATCAATTTTGGGTTGGACATAGAATGGTTCAGTGATATACTTGTGACGATCTTCCCATTTATTTGCCAACATGGGGAGAATTTGAGTACACCTAGTTCTTTCATTGTTCCACATTGTTTGAGCGCGAGCGAGAGCCTTTTCATATCCTGTCATTACATTTGTTCGTGAGGTGGAAACTTTGTCTGTTCCCACAACACCAGTATTTTTGATGATGTCTGCCGTTCCATCTTGTAGATTCTCAACTCGAATATCCGTAAATCGCTCTGTTCCATTTTTATCTTTCTTTATAAGGCGTTCCATAGTACGAATAATTAAATTCTCAACTTTAAATAGATGTCTTCACTTCCAGTTGTAAATTATAGTAGAATGGAACGACTTAAGCCACTGGAATGCACAACATTCCCCCTCACTATAAACACGTTTTGTGTTGTTTTTATCGTTATATGTATACTCGCTCTCTATAAACGTTCAACCACAATCAGTCAACGAAATGAGCGATCTCATATTTGAGACATTTAGAAGAACTCAGATATATATCCTTCTTCATCAGACGCTTGAACTTCTTCTCAGGGATGGAAGTTTTTGAGAGGTACATCTTCTTGAGCATCTTCATAAACTTCTCAGAAGTCTTCATCTCGTTACGGAGGTCCTGAAAATTCCCCCAAAATTCCGTGGAAATCTGGTGAATCAGAAGGTATGCATTATTACCCATGCGACGCTCTGAACCACCCAAGAACACGAATGTAGCGGCGCTACAACATGAACCCTGAGCGATAGTCACAACCTTCACTCGAGCACGCTCGAGTACATTCATCATGTTTAGACCGGAAAATATATCTCCACCACCACTCATGATATGCACTCGGATTTGTGGTTCGTAACCCACGAGTTCTGCTTTTCGCTTTAGCATTTCAATCTCAAGTTTTTAAATTTCTCTACAAACTCAAGAGCATTCTCGACATCGATGTCCCCATAGAATAGAATCTCGTTACCCACAATCTTCACACACTCACTGACCTCCAATTCTTTTCATCCTCAATCGTAGGCATTTTGAGTGCCTTCTTTACTCTTGTGACGTCTTTTGATTTTAAGTTGTTTCCGACGGCGAGATGATTAATCACGTCGAAATCTTGTGGTGTGATTCCATACTCGATAAGTTTACTTAGGTCTCCTTTTTCTGCATAATTCTTTAATAGACACAATTCTTCGACACCGAGACCCATCCTAGACTTTTTACGAATACCCTCATACTTTTGTTTCCGCATCCTATAATTTCCCAATTTTGTCCAACAACTCCCAGGTCTGATTTTATTTCGGTCGAGAGGTTCACCAAAATACGACTTTGGTATAGTCAACGCATGTAACACAAAATATGGCATCATGTGCCAGTTGGTGGTTTTGTAAATATGATTGTCTAAAACATCTGCGAATGAGAAGGAATCACAACACTTAACTATGTCCACACCTTTAGAATCGATGTAATTCTCTTGAAATATATCCCAAATGTGACCATGTTCATGTATACCATCCATTATCCCAATCGGAGCTGGGTCGGTCAATACACCAGCTATGAAATCTTTCGGTGTTTGAAAAACATCCATCTCATCATATCCATCGATATCGTAAAAAAAGTTCCTGATATTTCCAGCTGATCTCACGGCGGCGTTGTAGATCTCGATCCCACCCTTCTCTACCAAAGTCATCAAAATCTCGGGTTTATGTTTTGGAACGATCACAGTTTCAAAATTTGGAAACATACACATGTTTGTGGTTGTGATCAGAAGAGAACCTCGGGTGAGATTATTTCCATCCGAAACCCCTTCAACCAGTGATTTGAATACACTGTCATATTCCTCTATGAATACATGTTTTCGAGTTGGTTTAATAAACGGTATAAAATACGAGTCACGCTTTAGATGTGACGCTTCTAGTTCAACATAACTCGTCCCCTCCAATACCCGTTGGAGAATAAACGATTTTCCAACTCCGATGGCTCCACATATGAACACATTCTTACCTTCACTCATGAACCTACGAATGAGATTAATTTGTTTTTCATGTATTGTTGTAACAATGGGGTTTTTTTTTTGCTCAATTATCGTAATGAAAGAGTCCATCGATGATCTTACTAATCAGGCGATAGATTTGGTGTTGCAAAACGACGCACTACATAAACGTGTCATGGAACCTTTAAAAGGAAAATGTTTCCATTCATAGCATCAGCAGTCCTTACCAATCTCGCGATGTTTATTCTACTGGTTTACCTTGCTCGACGTCTGTCTCTTCTTCCTCTTCCTCTTCCTCTTCCTCTTCCTCTTCCTCTTCCTGCTTAGAAATTAAGAATTCCCCTACCCGTTCAAATGGGGTATCCTTGGTGAGGGCATGAATGGGTTCAATCGTCTTTGGTAACTTTAATTTTGGTATTGGACGCACGTTTAATATTTCAGGTTTCGTGAACACACTATCCAATGGGTATTCCTTATGGAAATTTAATAGAATCTTTTTAGGAACAGCGGGGCATTGTTCGAGTAAACGATCGTATTCAGCTTTACACTCTTCAACAAATTTCAAACCTTCCTTTTTACGTTCGTTACGGGGGAGAGCTAATTGAAGTCGAATATTTCTCGAAAGACTTCCATGACCCAATGCAGATGTTCTGTGATTTTCCATCAGTTCATTCACCTTAAGGAACTGCATGATCGTCGCGATGAGACCTGCGATGAGATTTAAACCGCCAATGATGGATGGTGCTGCGGGTTGTATACTTAGAGGTAATGTACTCTGTGCAAAATTCGCCGTACCCGTGATGGTCGATAAAACGATGACCGGTAAATTAAAACGCAGACTCAATTTTTTATACATTAGAAATGATCGATGGTGCATATATCTGTAACACGCACACGCCTCTCCCCACTGGCGAAGTACATCTTCGTGATATTCATTCCATGAATCTTCCATTTTAATTTCTACGCTCATCTTATAATAAATGAATATAATTTTTATCATTCATCTTGTTTTTCTTTTATGGATCTTGATTGTCCCGTTTATGAATGATCGTAGAAATCTGGAATTCTATTCGGTTCTCATACCTTTCATTTTTTATCACTGGTCAGTCAACGACGACACGTGTGCACTTACTCAGGCTGAGATGATGATCACAGGACAGGAAAAGGAGAAAACCTTCATGGGTCGGGTAGTTGGACCAATCTATAAGATGGAAGAAAACGAAATCAATCATCTTACAAAAACTGTGTTTTTCATACTTTGGGGTATAGCGCAGTACAGACTTGGGCATTTTGATAATCTCATAGGAGACATGTGGAAAGTCGCAAACGGTAAAATTATAAAGTGATTTATTTACCATTCTTGATAAGTTCGTGTACACGCTTAACGAATTCACGGTTACGCTTAATCTTGGGGTCGTTCGCGATAAGACGAAGAAGCGCACTTGACGGTATCTTGGGGGCGTTACCCTTGGGTTTAGGCATCTTTTTCAACTTTTTGCGAGCATCCTGAAGTTGCTTGGTTGTCGGCATTTATTGTAAACCAACAAATTTAAATTTATCAAATGAGTGAACACAGGTCTTAAAATTGTCATATACAATCATACATAACGCATCGGCTATATCATGTTTACGTTCGTACTGATTCATCATATCTCGATTAATATACTTTTCTGATATACATACAGTCCTCTCTTTACGTTCTTCGTAATTAAGATGTCTCATACCAAAATGAACATGCATGCTCACAGGTGAAACAAGTGTAACCTTATCTTTGAACATGTAATGCAATAAAATTTCTATATTCTGAAACCCACCTGGTGGCTGTCTCTCAATGAGTATTTTATCAGCTTGATTGAAAAGTTCTATATGATCGTTTACAAATAAAGGAATTAAGTCTACGAAATCATTTGACTTTATATACTTATAGTCTCCTAAACTAACTTTATTGATGTATTCTACCGTAATTTTAGGTCCACTTAAAGACTCGGCTAACACTAAACCCATATTATGATACCCAATATATATAGATAATACCTTCATGTCTTTATGTAAAAGATTTTCCTTAAATATAGTAAATGAAGAACAAGACAAAAATATATACACTTTCAAGTGTATTAATCATGACAGTACTGGCACTGGTATACATATGGTACAACCCTCGTGTTGTGAAAGTTGAGACTAAACATAAACTCCCGTTAACACCCCGACCAACGGTGATGCGTCGCGAACCCGAGTATAGGGGTCCCCCCAATTAAGAAATACAAACCTGGTCACATGCAACAAATGGGACTTATCACCGGGGTTGGTGATGTGACCATGCCACTATACGGGAAGGAAGTTACAGGACGACGTGATAGGTATCATTATTATACAACTACACCAGGTCAACAAATTTATCCAGTTCCAGTGAGTCATAATGCTCGTGACTGCATGGAAGATATAGGATGTCAGGAACTTTATGGAAATGAAACAGTCTCAGTTACTGGTAAGACTGGTTCATTTAATGTAAAGATGTATCGCACTGATAATTTTTTTAAACTTTAGCGAATTTACGCCCCTGTCCCACAAGTTTGCTACTTGAGCAACAGCATAAGAAAAGTGCTACAGCAGTCGCTGTATAAAATGGTGGTGGTGGTGGAATTGGGAAGGACATCATAAACGCCCGATACGCCAAGTAAAGTGTGAGTGTCAATGAAAGACAACTACAGAGCATCAGAGACGCGGAAATCGGTTTAGGTTTGCCTTTTGATGATATATCGGGAATAGGGCTCACGAAGAACCACATGGATGAAAGTGCAGCACCCATTGTTTATTGTATACTGGGATAAATATTTTAGAATGTTTTAATACCCGTCAGGAAATGTATGAGGTACTGTATTATTCGAATTATCGACGAAAACAGAGAACACGCGCAACATCCAACACCAAGTTTCATCGGTAAAGATAAATCTGCTAATTCAGCACCTGGGAACTCTGGCTGCATTAAATACCACACGATAGCTGCATTTATAAGAGAAGAAGATGCTGTAGACGCAGCAGCTGTCGCGGAACTACCTCGGGTGGCTTTACTTTTTTTATGCGAGCCATTTTATATTATTCTAACAGAAATTATTTTGTAGATTTCGATATGTAATCGTATCATATTCCATTAGTTCCATGTTTGGGTTTACACTAAACATGGATTTGATACTTAACAATTCCTTGATCGTGTCGTCATCGAGGTTTTTTAAAAAATTCATTTTAGCATTTATGTCATCCAATTGATGATGTTCTTTCTGAGCCTGAACGTATGGCCAAGTATGTTTCCTGAGCGTAATAATTTCTTCTTCAAGCTGTCGTATCCTGGGAAGTAGTACTCGGTGAATCATATATTTCAATTCTATGACTTCACTCATTTTATGTTGATATACAACATATGTTTCTAAGTATTGAAAAACGTACCTTTTTGAAAAAACTTGCACCAGGTTTACAAAAACTCATGCGATATACAGGACACGACCATAAAATTGCTTGTATACCACCAAGTAACTACAGTGAAGAGTTTATACAGAAACGACTACTTACTCTTACCCAAGATGGTCATTATGAATTATCCATGGGAAAATTTAGGGTGGCTGTGGATACGGCTGATATCAATGAAATTTTGATTTATTTCGATCATATCACATTGACTATATGTCGCGTGTATACAATGAGTTTACCAAGTCCACTTTTATTTTCAGAAGAAGATATTGAGTTTGTCAGACTTATCAATACCGGGGAAATCAGGACATTTACAGAATTTCTAATGTTTTGAACAAGGAGTGTATCGATTTTCTGTGTTACTATTAAATGCAGTACAAGGATCTGAAAGAGAAGGCTAAGCAGTTGGGTCTACGGGTTACGAAAGATGTTAGTGGAAAACGCGTAAAACTCACAGCCAAGGAACTTCGTTCTAGGATTACTATGAATTTTGAAAATAGTGTAAAAAATGCTCAGCAAACGATTCGAATTTGTAAGACGATCGTCGTACCCAATTTTCGGATACCATCTCCGGGTGGTCCCCCACCTCCACCTCCACCTCCATCTTCAGTTCAACTACCCAGGAAACCGATCGTAAATTCTACACGCGCTAAACTCATGTCTGAATTAAAAGCGACCCTAAAAAAACGTGAGTTGAAAAAATAATCTTAATTATTAGTATAAAACGATCATGGCGAATTCTCAGCCCACGAACAACGTGAACAAGCCCACGAACAACGTGAACAAGCCCACGAACAACGTGAACAACGCCCGACGAACAACGTACGAACAAC